AGCTCAATTCGTAACACTCCATTTCCCACGAACGTTGATATCAAAAGATGGCCAATACTGATTTGACCAAACACCATTGACAACTTGATCAAAACAAGTGTCAGAATAGACAATCAACCACTTGTTTTTGTCACGTGCTGGAAACATACCGCACTCCTCAATATTTGAAGCATCATTAAACCCTGGATTCTGATTAGTGCCAACTGTAGTGGGACCAGCAGCTTCCATATCAATGGCACTAACGACATTCAACATACGATCTTCACGTAAAAATATTTCTTTCACTACCCGATTAGGAGCAGCGTCCAAATCCGTATTAGAATCAGCGTTAATGGTAGTGTTAGTAGAACTAACAACCTTCAAATATTGCTTCTTAGGCTTAGCCTTCATATCGCGGATAGGATTGCCAACTTTGTCTGCCCAAAAATGATCCCAAAACAAATCGGCCCCAGCCATTTCTTCTGAACCAATCACCCCAGTGCTAGATTCATACTCCTGAACATTTACACCGGCATCATCGGCGTACCGACGATTCGGAGATATATCAGAATCCATTGTACATATCATAGTCTTAATATTGTGTTTACGGTTCTTAGCACCGTAAAACACCATCTTAATATCTGACCAATTGTGCATCACACTCTTGGTAGTTCCTTGAACTACGTTGGTCTCTTCAACATTCCAATAAGGACCGGAACCGGTTCCTTGAGGAGTATTTTTGGTACCAAACACGTAATCCCAATACCAGTTGGAGGCATTGGTAGACGCGGGAGTCACCTTCTTCAATTGAAACATGGGCACGCCAGTCCAAAATCGCGACCCCGCTGCTGTGTAGCCTTTGCACAATGTGGACAAATTAAAGGCATACATAGGAACTTGCAAAGTGTTTGCGACAGTGTCGGCTTTGTTAAGCAACTGCAATCCGCCTTCTCCAACAACGAATCCGTTGTTGGCAGAAAAGGCCTGCCATCTTCCAATAACATATTTGGTGTTAAGCTGTAGAACCTTCCACGCCTTGGCAAGGGTCTTCTTCTTGGTTCTACCAACGGTACTCTTCTCCTTCCTCCAGGTATCGGAGTTGGTACCAGATCCACGAGTTGACTTCGTGGCTTCATAATCAGCTTTCCTCTTCTTATTAGCGTTCCTAAACGCTTGTCGCATTCCAGCCATCGTTGCACTTAACGTCTGCGATTGATGCGACGACGAGGAGCAACACGCCTAACCCGACGAGTAACGTACTTCCTAGGGCGATATGTAACCTTACGATAGGTTCTTCGTCCAGCAGCCATGTAAGCAAATTAAGCATTCATAAGCATAATATGAAGGTGTTGATAAACACCAGTTTATATACAACAAGACAGCTTCTACACAGCTTCTTGTACTTCAATGGTCTCGGAGGGTGCGCCGTACACTTCGAACAACCGCAACCGGTCTGCTGAGAACTTCCCATCCTCTGGCTTGAAGTTCGCGAAGACTATCACATGGGGCACGGGGAAACGTTTGGTAACAGACTCGTACTTGGTACTCATAAGAATCCCATTCTTCAACTGTTCTATGACACCGTAACCGACGAAATCCTTAGATTCGCGAACGTAGTCAAACACAACGACGGGCTGCCCGGCGTAAGCAAAGGTCAAATCCACAGACTTGCCGCCGTTGGTGTAATAAGCATCGTATTTGTCAACAAGATGCTTGGCGAGGTAAGTTTTCCCATGGTTGCCAGCTGGGTCAAACACCCAGTAAATCTTACGTGGATCGGCAGGCAACGCGAGGATATCCAATATCTCTTGCTGCCACTTGTATCGCGGAGTGTATTCGACAATCCGCTCAGCCTGATCATCCACTTGATAGCGCAGCATAGTATCAATATAACGAGGATACTTAGCAGCAACGTCAGGAAACTCTTCAAACAGCTGACGTTTGGAGACACCTGTCGCAATTGCATCGCGCACTGCAGCTATGTCGTTACGGGCGCCCTGATTCTTAGTAAAATTGCCCCGTTCCCACGGGCCTTCAACACGAGTCTCCTCCTTCATACAATAGTCGCGAGCTTGATCGGAGGTTCCCTTGCGGGGCTCAAAGTGAGCTGTTGGCAGCCACTTCTTCATAGCTGTCAGGCGTTGAGGCGCTTTCAACTCTACGTATCCTTGCAAATGCAAAGTCCCATTGGAGCCTTTCTCCAACTGCCAAACGATGTAGCGCGCTTTTTCAAAATCTGGTAATTCATTTAATTCTGGGTTATTAAGAACGAATATGTAAGCGCGCATTTTCAAATCCATGATAACGGGACGCGGGACAGAAGTGGGGGTAATACTATATCCCCACTTCTTATGACCTCTGTCCCAAACGGGATTCGGAGCGACAGCAGTTGCTGCGCAGCTTCTTGTCTACGACGTACTTTTTCCAGGAAAAAGACACCCGCGCACGACCGCTTATCGCGGCCGACGTCATTCTCTAGCTAATGGTAATAGAGGGATATTCCCGTTATACATGATGATCTCATAGTCGTTGGCAGCCCAAAGTGCCATGTGTATAGAGAATTCCACTTTTTACATCAAACTCTATTGCTCAGCGAGCTCAATTCGTAACACTCCATTTCCCACGAACGTTGATATCAAAAGATGGCCAATACTGATTTGACCAAACACCATTGACAACTTGATCAAAACAAGTGTCAGAATAGACAATCAACCAC